ATAAAATCACGACTGACAGCGCGTACAAATGTTGAAGTATGGTCATGCTGCCTCCAAAATCTGAATGACTCTGTTCCTGCATCGGGCAACTTCAATTTCAGACAGCGTTTTCGACAGGTCTTGTGCGATAGCCGTTGCGTCACTAGAACCCTGCTCGTCTGGCGCGGTGATGGCAAGCACGAGGGCGAGGGTCAGCGCGTCTTCTGTGGTGTTAGGTTTTGGCAATTTGAGTTTGGTGAAATCTATTTTTCTCATGTCACTCTCCTGTTTAAATGCTGATGGTTTTCTGATCGATGATGACGGTCATGCCCATGCGCTTGATGTCTGCAAGATTCTGGACATCGAATGTCTTCTGTCGCATCAGGTCTGCAAACTTCTGCGCGAGGTCGTTGACCGGATAGAACTTGAAGTTCCCGTAGACAACGCGCTGCTCGACGATGATGTTCATCGTGCGTCTCCTTCGTTGAGTCGGGTGGGGTCAGCACTGACCCATTTCATCCAATCGCTGACAACTTGCCGCGCTTCTTTACGAGTCAGGTCAAACATGCTCTCGACATGCGGTGCTGCGCCAAACATGTTGACTGCGCCAGATGCGCGAAGTTGGTTGAGGTAGTGGAACTCAGGGCGAACTTCGGTCATGGTCGTGTCTCCTATTTGTGGAAGAGGCGGGGTGGCAGTCCCCCGCCGGGGTGGTCAGATGGTTGTGCGGCGATGCTCTGCAATCTTGCGCTTGACCCACTTAATAGCGGCCTGTTGCGCTTCGGCGTATGACCGGAAGTAACGGTAGCGGGTGGAGCCATCGCCGTTTGCACGAGTCACCAACATCGCACTGCCGTTGGGTTCCACCGAAATCTTGGCGGCAAACTGACGACCCAAATAGTCCTTCGGTAAAGCGTTGTTCTTGACAATTGCGACGAGGGTGCCGTTGTTCTTGTAGGTTTCGATAAATTCCATGGTCGTGTCTCCTGTTAGATGCTGTTCAAAACGATCTTCGCGATACGGGCGAGGCGCACTGCCTCATCGTCGCCACCCGCAGCCGACTCAGGAATGCCGTCGAGGTACTCGTAGCAGAATTGCAGCGCGGCGTGGAGGTCTGGCGCGGCTTCTGCGATTCGCTCTTCACGGGCGACCTCACGCTCGTACTGCGTGTCGCTGATTGCCTTTTCCATGTTGACGGGGATGCGATTGATGGCGATGTACTTGAAGGTCATGTCGTTGCTCCTGTGTTGATGTTGAGTAGTATAGTCGATAACAAGTAATCATGCAAGCAAAAGGGGGGAGGGGCGGCTCATGCCGCCGCCGCCGCCCGTTGCCAAAGTTTCATCACCGTCTGGACTGCGCGTTCAGGGGTCGAGTACTCGCTGCCGCTGATGTTCGGGATGGCGAGGTCGCAGTCCCTGCACTCGTCTGCGAAGTGGGTAGAGACCCCGTATGAATCCACCACGCTAGGGGTCATGAATTCCAAGACCCGAAAGAAGAACCGGCGCAGCATGATGGGCGTTGCAAAGCACAACCCGACCCGATCCATGTCGATGGGTTCCTCCGGTCGTTTAACCGTGACAGACCAGACGAACTTGTCATTGCTCATGAAATCGTTGCCGTGCTTGATTGCAATCAATTCAACACGCCGACCGGACAACTGAATCCGGTCGATGAGCGAGACGATAGCGACCCCACGGTTTACGATGTCCTGTGCGTCCACATGGCAGTTAGCCGACATGTTCACGGCGATGCGGACGATGGGCGACTGTACTGGCGGTGCGATGTCGGACATGGCGAACATGTCCTCCGGAACACCGGCTGCATTCGCCGGGATGCAAGGGAATGCGCCGACCGGAGCCGTGTCCCACATGGGTTCCGGTTCCATCGTCACTTTGACCGCCGCAGATTCGATTGCAGCGCGTCCGGCAGGGTGACCCTTGACGGCGTACTCCAGTGCATCTTCCCATGTCTCGCAGCCCGACCAGTCAACCCGACCAACTGACTCCGACCCGCCATCAGCCCAGTTGATTTTGCGGGTGCGGAGGTCATGGACAAACTCGTCCCACGATTCTGCGGTGTAGCGGTAAACGGTCATGCTGCTTTCCTCTTGGGCATGTTGGATCGAACCTTGTCGATGTCGAGCGGTGATAGGTTGCGGGTCAGGACGAGTTCCTCGACACGGTTCCAGTCGAGACCGGCTGACAGCAACTTGCCACCCTTGATGGATGCGCGTGGGCTGACCACATGGCGCAACTTCAACTCGCGCACCGCCTTGCGGAACGCTTGGACATGGCGCGTCCATGCGTCATTGGGCGAGATGGCGAGTTCCAGACGCTCGTCATAGTCCATCGAGACAAACGAGAACCGGTCGAGGGTCGCGGCATCCAACTGCGACCGCCCCACATACTGGGCATCAGCACCCGCGCCAAAGGTGTTGGCAGCGGCGATGATGACAAAGTCGGCGTGGCGTTTAACCGTGCCGCAGGGGAATGCGGCGAGGTCATTGGCAGCGATGGCATTGAAGGCGAGAAGCGCCTGAGCGGACGATGCGTCGATTTCATCGAACAGGAACACGCCACCGCCCACATAGGCACGGTACAGGTCGGTCTCCATGTACTTGCCTTCGGCGTTGATGAACCCTTGCAACTGATACGCCATACCGACAGCACCGGTCGAGTAGAACGGCAGTTCCAGTGCGTCAGCAGCCTGAGCCGCGATGGTGGTCTTGCCGGAACCCGCAGGTCCGACGAGGTACACATTCTCGCGGACAGACAGGGCGGCGAGGACATCCGCGAACACTGCGTGACGGTGACCCGCAGGAAGGGTACGGATGGTCGCACCCTGCTTGATTTCGATGCGGACGGGACGGTGCTGCTCGACCGCAGCGACGGCAGCGGCAATGGCATCACGGCGGATGCCTTCGATAGTCTCAGCGTCAAGGGACGCAGCAGCCACCGGGGTGGGGTCAACCCCGTTCCAGATGGCGACGAGGACATCGTCTGCGGCGTTGGGCGACTTGCCCTGCCGCACGGCATGCATCTTCAGGTACGAGCGGTCAGAGTCGCTGAGGGGCAGCGAGAAGGTTCGCTTGGTCATGTTCAAGCCTCCAGTTTCAAGGTTTCGTACTTTCCGCAGACAGGGCAAGCGGACAGGCCATGCAGCCGGTTCGCCTGAAGGGCGGACACACGCGCCGTCCACCCGCAGCCAGAGCATTGCAGTTTCAGCAATCGCGTCCCCTGCTTCTTGCGGCTATTCGGATCGATTTTCGCGTGAGGATACGCGCCCAGAATCTGCGCGATGTCGCCCAGTTCATTGGACAACCACGCACCGGCAGTGGTCGAGGTCAGCGCACCGACGAGGTCGATGCCACGGGCGACCCGTGCGAACTCGCCACGGTGACCGCATTGGATACCCGCCCAGACATGCGCCAGTTCATGCGCGAGAACGGCGAGGACATCCAACGGACGGTCGAGGATGGGGTTGATGAACACCTCGAAGGTGCCATCCGCAGAGATGGACGGGTCGAACGCCTGACCTAGTGCCACCTTGCCGCTGCGCGAACCCCGGTACCCAATGGGGAACCCACATGCGACACGGTATCGACGCTGCTCCCATTGTGCGGGTTCAATCCCTGCACGGGGGAACACTTGGTGCTGTAGGGCGACGGCAGCAGCCGCCAACCACGGTTCGCGTTCTGTGAAATTGGTCATGATTGTTCTCCTTCGCAATCCCATGCGTGATAGGTGTCAACCCCGTCAGGGTTGGTCTCATCGTCGTAGTCGTCGTCCTCTTCCCATTCCGTCCAGTACGAATCGCCATCGCCATCGGCGTAGGCCTTCTGCCATTCCTCTGCCGTGTAGTGCTTGTGCAAGCAAGCATCGGAGCAGTAATACTCACAGCCGCTGTCGATGCAGTAGCCCTCGTTCATGCCCTTGCCGCACTCGTCGCAAGTACGGGCGTATTTCTTGTAAGCCATGTCACTCACCCTCCTTGCCAAAGATGAAATCTGCTTGTGCTTCCAACACACTCCAGTTGATGCCCTCGTTAGCATCGTGATAACGCTTGGCGTTCCACAGCACTTCCCGTGCTTGCTCGTCGGTCAGGTCAGGTCGCACCTCTTGCACATCACTGAAATGCCACTCGATGGTGATGGTGTCCCGGTCGTTCGCTTTGCTCATGCTTGCTCTCCATGTTGCACCCGCATCCAGTGGGGTGCGGTGTTGGTGGTCTCGTCAGGCAGCGCGTTACGCTGCGACGGTCTCGCGACCGTTTCGACCTGTCAGGCAACCTTGGGGTAGGAACGCGGCAGACGCTCTTTCTTGTCGGCTTTGCGGTAGGCTTTCCAAACCTTTCGATTTAGTTCCGAAACCGCCAAGTACTTGTTCCAAACCTCGTTTTGCTCTGGCGAAAGTTCAGGCAATGCGCTGTTCTGATTAAGCAGTTGAATGCTCTCGGTGTGCAGGGCGATGCTGATTTTCAGAAGTTCGTCGGCGTTCAATTCGATTCGCATTGTCGTGTCCTCAGTGTTGGTGACTCACCGCAGCACCCCGTGGGATGCTCTGGTCAGTCGAAGGCGTTTTCCGGTTGATTGGGCAGCGTCACGCTTTCGGGCGACTCGCGAGATGTCGGTCATCGTCTTCAACCCTAGACTTCACCGCTGCTTTAGGCCGGGTTCCCGCTTCAGGGAACCGCCGGGCTGCTTTCGCACTTCCGGCACCAGAACCTCTTGTCTCTCGACGCGCCGTCTGGGTGCGCTCCGGAGCGTTGCCGCTGCCGGTGATGCGTACTCTAGGGATTACATGACCACAAGTCAACAACTTTCTTCGTTTACACGACCACAATTAGCCTAAGTCACTGATTATCGGTCGAATTTAGTTTGCGTTTAATCAGCACCGCAGGTACTTTCAGACCCGAAAACAGGGTGACAAAGGCACAAGACCACTCATTGCGTAGTCAAAGAATTACCTAATCACGGCAAAACAAGGGAAATCAGATCGAATGGCAGGCATACGAGACCAGTACGGGTTGACACCGAAACAGCGGAAATTCGCGGAGAATCTCGCAGACGGCATGACGCAGAGCGATGCGTACAAGTTCGCGTATGACGCGACAGACATGCAGGGCGACACCATCCGCAACAAGGCTTCAGGATTGGCGCAACGGGGCGATATCAGGGCGGCAGTGGATGCGCTAATGAGCGAGAGGATGCGGATAATGGAGGTCAAGGGTGTCTCAGACCGCTCGAAAGTGGTGGGTCTGCTGCGCCAGTTCGCTGAGGACGATTCGCGTCCAGACCATGTACGGCTCCGTGCCGTCGAGTTGTGGGGCAAGACATGCGGCGCGTTCGTGGAGATAGTCGAGGACAGGCGCGACCGTCCTGCTGCGATGGTCGCGGTGGAACTGGAGCGGCGATTGGGTGCGCTGCTGTCAGCCGCTGCACCTCAGGTCACCGTCATTGACATGCTGCCGGAGCGTTTAGACGGTACGGACGATGACGATGATGGTTCCGTGGACAGCGACGATGCGGGTTCCGGGGATGAGGAAGCGCGTGACGCGCACGGTCTAATCGCACACGCGCCCGTGGGGGGTTAAACGCAGGCGCATGCGCGGTCTAATCGCGCACCCGCACCCCCCCGCGTGACATGCGCGTACCCGCGTACCCTATATATACGATTTCACTCATCCGATCCCCTACTTTCGCTCCTATCTGTATCATTTACGCAACAAATGTAGGGTGGGGGCAGGGGTTAATGTTCCGTAAGTTCCTGTTTTGTATGGAATTTGTGGGGAAAATTTGTGTAGAAAGGGGGTATATGGGTGTCAGGTAAAATTTTTTGCAAAAAATTTAGCATTTCTGGTGTATTTCTTATTGACTTTTCCCAATTATTGTGATACAATAGGACTTGTTATAAAGGATTGCGAGTCGAGGGACTGACTAAAGGTGAACACGAGCAATCCATACATCGAAGTGATGCGTTAAAGGGGATATTGTAAGGGAATATTGTAGTGTCAATCTCTACACCCCCCTTTTGAGGGGGGGGTGTAGAGAAGAGGTGATAGGGGAGACGGCGCGAAGACGAAGTTGTGATGAAACGGGGGCTATTGTCCCTGCATTTTGAGGTACATTCGATGCATATCACTCAGGAAAACCTTCCTAAAATCATGGGTTTAGTGAAAACCCTACCTGAGGATCAGCAGAGAGAGTTTTATGGGCTTCTTGAGGAGTATGAGAAGGCCAAAACGAAGGAATTGTCTCAAGAGAGTTTCATTTCGTTCGTGCATAGGGTGTGGCCCGGTTTCATTTCGGGTCGGCATCACAAGATCATGGGTCAGAAGTTTGAGGAAATCGCTTCTGGCAAACTCAAGAGGCTGATCATCTGTATGCCACCCCGGCATACCAAGTCTGAGTTCGGGTCTTTTCTGTTTCCCGCGTGGTTCTTGGGCAAGTTCCCCCAGAAGAAGGTGATTCAGTCTTCTCATACTGCGGAACTGGCGGTAGGTTTCGGGCGTAAGGTCCGTAACTTGGTGGATTCGGAGGATTACCGGGCTGTATTCCCTGATACATCCCTTCGGGCGGACTCCAAGGCGGCAGGTAGGTGGAGTACCTCCAAGGGGGGTGACTATTTCGCCATTGGTATTGGGGGTGCTGTCACCGGTAAGGGTGCGGATCTTCTGATCATCGATGACCCCCATGATGAACAGGAGGGTCAGTCTTCGGATCCTGCCGTGTTTGACCATGCGTATGAGTGGTACACCTCCGGACCCCGCCAGCGTCTTCAGCCCGGTGGGGCGATTGTGGTGATCTGTACCCGTTGGTCGAAGCGGGATCTGGTAGGGCAGGTTCTCAAGGCATCCGCCCAGAGAGGCGGGGATGAATGGGAGGTCATTGAGTTCCCGGCAATCCTTCCTTCTGGCAAACCCCTGTGGCCTGAGTTCTGGCCCTTAGAGGAACTGGAGGCTATCCGGGAAGAAATCCCTACCCATAAATGGCAGGCCCAGTACCAGCAGAATCCCACCTCCGAAGAGGGCGCACTGATTAAACGGGACTGGTGGAAGGTCTGGGAGCAAGACAGACCCCCGCAGTGTCAGTTTTTGATCCAGTCATGGGATACCGCGTTCCTGAAGAAGGAGCGATCAGACTACTCAGCCTGTACCACTTGGGGTGTTTTCTACCACCCAGACGGGTCTGGGGCGATGCAGTCGAACATCATTCTTATGGATGCCCATAAGGAGAAGATGGAGTTCCCCACCCTCAAGAAACGGGCATGGGAGTTGTACAATTACTGGAAGCCGGATGCCCTGATTGTGGAAGCCAAGGCGGCAGGCACCCCCCTGATATTCGAACTGAGGGCCATGGGTATCCCAGTATCGGAATACACCCCGTCACGCGGTAATGATAAAGTTGCCCGTGTAAACGCCATTGCTGATCTCTTCTCCAGTGGCAGGATATGGCGACCCAACACCCGTTTTGCGGAGGAAGTGGTTGAGGAATTTGCGTCTTTTCCTGCCGGAGAGCATGATGACTATGTGGACTCAGGGACGCAGGCTCTCCTACGCTACCGCAAGGGAGGGTTCATCTCTCTCCAGTCTGATTACAAGGATCAGCCAGTCTACAAACGAAAGACTTCCTACTACTGAGGATTTAAACGATGAAGAACAAAACTGCTAAGAGCGAGAAGATGGAGGCTCCGAAGAGCCGCAAGCAGCCGAAGGATGCCCTGAAGGGCAAGATGAGTGGCCTCGGCAAGCCGGTGATGGTCGGTGGTGCCATGCGTCCGAAGAAGATGTTCGGCGGCAAGATGACCATGGGTACCTCTGGTACCGCTCGTGGTATGGGTGCTGCCGTGAAGGGCGGCAAGTTCCGCGACCTGTAAGGAGAGAGAGATGGCGGTTGATCGCGCTTTGATGCCCTTCCCCACGGGAGGGATGTCGATGGAAGTGGCGGTCGGTTCGCCGTCTGAATCCATCGTTGTGGAGTTGCCGGACGGTGGGGTGGAGATCAGTCTTTCCCCGGAACCTGCTCCTGAGCCGGGTCACAACGAGAACCTTGCGGAGTTCATCCCCGATCAGGTGTTGAACAACATCGGGAACGATCTTGCGACCTTGTACGAAGCAGACAAGGATTCTCGCAAGGAATGGGAAACGACCTACATCAAGGGTCTTGATCTCCTAGGTCTGAAGATTGAGGACCGTACACAGCCATGGGAGGGAGCCTGTGGTGTGTTTCACCCCATGCTCTCTGAGGCGATTGTCCGGTTCCAAGCCCAGACCATCCAAGAGATCTTCCCTGCCAAAGGACCGGTACAGACCAAGATCCTTGGTGAATCCACCAAAGAGCGCATCGATCAGGCTCAAAGAGTTCAGGAATACCTGAACTATCTTCTGACGGAAAAGATGAGCGAATATCGCTCAGAGACGGAGAAGATGCTCTTCTCGTTGGCACTCTCCGGTGCAGCGTTCCGCAAGGTCTACTTCGATCCTTCACTCGGTAGACCCGCTTCGAACTTCGTTCCAGCAGAGGATTTCGTGGTTTCTTACGGAGCCAGCGATCTCATCAACTGTGAACGCGCTACCCATTTGATGAAGAAGACCTACAACGAGATCAGGAAGTTGCAGGTCTCCGGGTTCTATTCTGATATCTCCCTACCTCCTCCGATGCCTGACACGAGTCAGATCCAGAAGTCCTACGACAAACTGAACGGTGAGTCGAAGGGCATGGAACTTGATTCGCGCTACACCCTTCTGGAGATGGTGGTCGATTACGACCTGCCCGGATTTGAAGACACCGATGAAAACGGTGAACCCACCGGAATCGCGCTTCCCTATGTCATCACGGTAGACAAGTCTTCCCGTCAGATCCTTGCCATCCGCAGGAACTGGTACGAAGACGACCCGCTCAAGAAGCGCCGTCAGCACTTCGTTCAGTACACCTACATCCCCGGACTTGGCTTCTATGGGTTTGGGCTTGTCCATTTGGTGGGTGGACTCGCAAAGTCTTCGACATCCATCCTCCGTCAGTTGGTGGATGCCGGAACCCTCTCCAACCTTCCGGGTGGACTCAAGACCCGTGGTCTGAGAATCAAAGGAGACGATACGCCCATCATGCCGGGAGAGTTCCGGGATGTGGATATTCCGTCCGGAACCCTGAGGGAGAACATCACCTTCCTCCCCTACAAGGAACCCTCGGGTACCCTGTATCAGTTGCTTGGAAACATCGTGGACGAAGGCCGCAGGTTCGCCTCTCAGGCGGACATGAAGGTCGCGGACATGAACGGCGAGGCTCCTGTCGGAACTACCTTGGCAATCATCGAAAGGTCGATGAAGGTCATGTCTGCCGTTCAGGCGCGTTTACATGCCTCGATGAAGAAGGAACTGAAACTTCTTTCTCAGTTGGTCTATGACTACGGCCCCAGCGAGTACCCCTACGACATCCCCGGTAAGAAACTGACCAAGGAAGATTTCGATGATCGTATCGATATCATCCCTGTTTCAGATCCCAACGCCGGGACCATGGCGCAGCGGATCATGAAGTATCAGGCCGCGCTCCAGTTGGCGGCTCAGGCACCCCAGTTGTATGACCTGCCCCTTCTGCATCGTCAGATGATCGAGGCTCTTGGGATAGCGGATTCGCAGGAAGTCCTCCCGGATAAGGCCAATATCCCCATCACAGACCCTGTGACGGAGAACATGAACGCCTTGCAGATGAAGCCCATCAAGGCTTTCATCTATCAGGACCACGAGGCCCATATACAAGTACACATGTCATTCATGCAGGATCCCCGTCTACAGGGGATGCTCCAGCAAAACCCGCAGGCGGCTCAGGCTTTGCAGGCCAACATCTCAGCCCATGTGGCGGAACACTTGGGTTTTGCTTACCGTCAGCAGATCGAAAAGCAACTTGGGGTCAAACTGCCTCCTCCGGGGGAACCTCTCCCAGAGGATATCGAGTACCGCATCTCTGGTCTTGTGGCCCCGGCAGCGGCTCAGGTATTGGGCAAAGCCCAGCAGGAAGCCCAGATGCAGAAGCAACAGCAGCAGCAACAGGATCCTATCCTCCAGATGGAGATACAGAAACTCCAACTCCAAGCGCAGGAGATCCGGCAGAAGGCCCAGTCCGACATGGCGAAAATCCAAACGGATATGCAGAAGGCCCAGATGCGGATGGAGACCGAACGGAACCGTATCAAGACCCAAGAGCGTATCGAAGGTGCGCGTCTTGGCGTACAGATCGCCGCAACCAATACCCAGAACGAACTCCAGAGCAAGGAAATTGCCTCAAAGGACAAGATCGAGGGTGCCAAGTTGGGGGTCGAAATCGCCAGAAACATGCTTTCCGCCCAGCAGCGTGAGCAGGAAATGAGGGATTCAAATGCAAACCGCAAGCAATAACCTCGCGGAATTCCTGAGAAAATCCCTCAGGCAGCAGATGAATGAACTCGCTGATCACATCGCCGGGGGAGGCTGTGCCGACTTCCCGGAATACAAGAGATGCTGTGGGGTCATCGAGGGTCTCGCCCGTGCAGAGCGAGAACTACTTGACCTCACGAATCAAATTGACGATGATTAAACAAGTTATCAACTTCGCTGTGTAAACAGTGCAACCACCCCACATGGGGCGCAAACGCCGGAAGGTGCTTTAAACATGTCCAAGAAAGACGACGAAAAGGTCGCAAGTCAGTTACCCAAGCCTAGTGGGTACAAAATCCTCATCGCCCTGCCCAACCCGGAAGAGAAGACAGAAGGTGGAATCCTCAAGGCTTCTCAGACACTTGAGTCTGAAGAGATTGGGAGCATCGTTGGTTTCGTCATCTCGATGGGACCGGATGCTTACAAGTCCACTGATCGTTTCCCTTCTGGCCCCTACTGTAAGGAAGGGGACTGGATCATGATGCGTTCCTATTCGGGAACCCGCTTCAAGGTCCATGGGAAAGAGTTCCGACTGATCAACGACGATAGCGTTGAAGCCATCGTTGAAGATCCGCGTGGAGTGGTCAAGGTATGAGCGCAGAAACATCGCAGATGTCCCGAGAGGACAAGTTCTTCGGGGTGGAAACTCCGTTGCAGATGCCCGTCAAGGAAGAGGTCAAATCTTCCCCGGAACCTGAAATCGAACTCGACATCGTTGACGACATCCCCAAGCAGCCGGTTAAACAGGCTGAGAAGGAAGACGACGAAGAGTTGTCGGATTACAGCGACAAGGTCCGCAAGCGGATCAACAAACTCAAGTATGAGCAGCACGAAGCGCACCGTCAGCGGGAAGCCGCAGAGCGGATGCGTGAAGAGGCTGTCAAGTTCGCGCAGCAGTTGGCTGCTAAGAACCAGCAGTACGAGTCGCTGATCCAGCGCGGAGAAGGTGCCTTGGTCTCACAGATCAAGGCCCGTGCATCGTTGGCTCTTGATCAGGCCAAGTCCCTGTACAAGGAAGCCTACGAAGCCGGTGATTCCCAGAGAATCATCGACGCTCAGGAGAAACTTCTCAACGCGCAGACGGAAGTCCGCGAGGCAGAGAAGCATGAGCGCGTCCTTCAGAACCGTCGCCCCCAGCAGGCACAGCAGCCGGTTCAGCAGCCCGTTCAGCAGCAGGCTTATCAGCCTCCGCAGCCGAGCAGCAAGGCCATAGAGTGGACCAAGGGCAACCCATGGTTCGGTCCCAATGGGAACCGTGCCATGACCGCTCTGGCCTATGGAGTACATGAGACGCTCGTCCGGGAACAAGGCGTACAGCCCGACACCGACGAGTACTATCAGAAGATCGATGCCGCCATGCGGCAACGATTCCCAGACTACTTTGAGAAGGATGAAGATGTCCAAGTGACATCTGCACCGGCTCAACGCACCCCTTCCACCGTGGTAGCCCCGTCAAATCGGAACAATGGCTCAAGACCACGCAAAATACAGTTGACTGCTACACAAGTCGCTCTCGCAAAGCGAATTGGCCTTACCCCAGAGCAGTATGCCAAACAGGTCATCAAGGAGACTTCAAATGGCTGAAGAGCGCAAAATCCGTATCGACCGTGCAACCGAAGCCCGTCCTAACGACACTTGGTTGCCGCAATCCGCACTACCGGTCCCGGAACAGAAAGATGGTTGGGTGTTCCGCTGGATTCGCACCTCTTCTCTGGGGCGTTCGGATAACACGAATGTCTCGCGCCAGATGCGTGAAGGCTGGGAGCCTGTGAAGGCAGAAGATCATCCTGAGTTGAAGATCATGTCTGACCTCAACTCCCAGTTCAAAGGCAATGTTGAAGTGGGTGGCTTGCTCCTTTGCAAGGCTCCCCTTGAGAAGATGCTGCAACGCCAGAAGTACTTCCAAGAAGTTTCTGACCGACAGATCGATGGTGTGGACCGCAGTTATCTGCGGGAGAATGATCCGCGTATGCCGCTCCTTAATCCGGAGCGTTCGACGCGCACCAGTTTCGGACGAGGTTAAATCCTTATCTTTCCACTTTTCGAGGTAATTTCAAATGGCTTCAGGAACTGATGTTACTAGCCCTTATGGGTTCCTGCCGATCAACCTCATCGGCGGTCAGGTATTTGCGGGTTCCACCCGTATGTACCCGATTCAGTACGGCTATGACACGAACATCTTCTACGGAGATTTCGTCAAAGTCGTGCGAGGTTCGGCTACTCGCGTTTCGATTGGTGCTGCCACCAATTCCAACGCGGTGACCGGCGTTTTCGTTGGTTGCTCCTACACCGATCCGGTGACCAAGGACAAGCGTTTCTCGCAGTACTACCCGGCTTCGACGCTGGCTGGTGATGCGTTGGCGTATGTCGTTGACGATCCGGACACTGTGTTCAAGGCTGCGGTCTGCTCTGCGACTACGGTCATGGCATCGGGCGCGTATGCGCTGGTCGGAACCAACCTTTCGGCTGTCGATAACACGGGTAATGTGAACACGGGCAATTCGAAGAACGCGATCCTCGCGCCTTCGGCTACGCCTGCGACCAGCATCCTCCCGCTGCGCTGCGTTGGCGTGGTCCCTGAGACTTCGCTTTCGTACACGGCGACGGGTTCGTCCTCCAGCACGACCCTTACCCTCACGGGTTCGGGCGCTCCGGCGGCTCTCCCGGTCGGCACGAGCGTGGCCTACTACGCATCGAACGGTCAGTTGATTGAGACTGGTTCGTTCCTCAGCGTGGCGGCTGCGGCCGGTGATACCTCGCTTACCCTGAACGCCGCTATCGCGGTGCCGGGTTCGGTGACGGCTATTCCCTCTGCTTCGACTGTTGTCTTCACGATCTACCGTGAGTTGTTGGTCAAACTCAATGTTCTGACCCACGGCTATTACAGTAGCGTCACTGCCTAAAGGAGTTCTGAGAAATGGCTATTTCACGCGCACAGATGCTGAAGGAACTCCTGCCGGGGCTTAACGCCCTGTTCGGCTTGGAGTACCAGAAGTACGAAGATGAGCATACCCTCATCTATGAGACCGAAAACTCCGAGAAGGCTTTCGAAGAGGAAGTCAAGTTGTCGGGCTTCGGCACGGCCCCTGTCAAGCAGGAAGGTCAGGCCATTGCCTACGACAACGCGCAGGAGGCTTGGACGGCTCGTTATAACCACGAGACGATCGCCATGGGGTTCTCGATCACTGAAGAGGCCATGGAGGACAATCTCTATGACCAACTCTCTGCTCGTTACACCAAGGCTCTCGCCCGTGGTATGGCGAACACCAAGCAGGTCAAGGCTGCGGCTCTGCTCAACAACGGTTTCACCACCTTCCAGTCGGGAGACGGTGTGACGCTGTTCAGCACGGCTCACCCCTTGGTCAGCGGTGGCACCAATGCCAACCGTCCGACCGTGGGTGCGGACCTCAACGAGACTTCCTTGGAAGACGCAATCATCTCGATTGCGAACTATGTGGACGAGCGCGGTCTCTTGATCGCCGCCCGTCCTCGTCGTCTCGTTGTGCCGTCGAACTTGATGTTCGTTGCCGAGCGCCTGATGGAGACCACTCTCCGCACGGCGACCGCCGACAACGACATCAACGCGATCCGCAACATGGGCGCTATCCCGGAAGGCTACGCTGTCAATCACTACCTGACTGACACGAACGCCTTCTTCATCATCACGGATGTCCCGAATGGTATGAAGCACTTCGTGCGTACCCCGCTCTCGACCTCCATGGATGGTGACTTTGATACCGGGAATGTCCGGTACAAGGCCCGTGAGCGTTACTCGTTTGGTGTCAGCGATCCGCTTGGCATCTACGGTTCGCCGGGTTCGACCTGATAGGGTCGGAATGGAAGGGGGGGCGAAAGCCCCCCTTTCTTTTTGTGCATGTGTAGTGTTTAATCGCACTACCGGGATAATTTAGCCTGCCAGACAGACCCGGCTGACGGTATGCAGACTGGCAGGCAACTCGCATACGAGGTTTAAACATGGCTAAGACTACTTTCTCTGGTCCGGTTGAGTCGGACAATGGTTTCATCGGCGCAGTGGTTGGCAATGTCTCTGCCACCGTTTTGACCGCTGCTTCCGGCACGATCACGAACCTTCTCTGCACCTCCCTGACGGTTGGCAGCACCAAGATTGGTGTGGTGGTCAACGCGGCTTCGGGCGCAGTGTCGGCCCAGCAGGGTTACATTCAGGTTCTGGTCGGAGCGACCACCGCGTATATCGCCCTGTACAAGAGCGTCACCGTTTAATTTTAAAGCGGAGGATTCTCTATGGCACAGTACGATGTCTGGGCGGTTAACCCGACCAGCGACGATGACTATTTCCGCTCTTCTGCGACCATTGCTGCGTCTGGGAACATCGCCCTTCTGGCGAATGATGTAGGTCAGTACGGAACTGGCTACAAGGTTTCCATCACCTCCAATGGTGCGGATGCCAACAAGACCTTCACCGTTACCGGTGTCAAGGTTGGCGCTACGGGTTACAACGGCATCGTGACTGAGACCATTACAGGTCCAAGCGCGACCGTGGTCTATTCGACCAACTACTACACCCGCGTCAACAGCATCAGCATCAGCGCGGCTTCGACTGGTGGCATCAAGATCGGTTACGGTGGTGACCTTGCGTTCCCCCGCACCCGCATCAAGCAGGTTATCTATGTGGCCTCGTCGGTTGGAGGTAGCATTACCTTCACCGCACAGCCCAACAACACTGTCATCTTGAAGGTCTTTACCCCAGCCGACAGCACTGCAAATGATGCCATGGTTCCCCCTGAAGGAATCTTGACCACGAAGAGTGGGAACAATGACTTTGCAGTCATGACGCTGGATCAGGTCTCCAAGGTCACAGTTCTCTGCGGGTGATTTATGGCAAAAAGCCCAGCATGGCAAAGGAAAGAAGGCAAAGACCCATCTGGCGGACTTAATGCCAAGGGCAGGGCTTCTTACAACAAAGCCAACCCCGGCAAGCCGGGTCTGAAGCCGCCTGCGCCGAATCCAAAAACCAAGAAGGATGCGGCTAGGCGTAAGTCATTTTGCGCGAGAATGTCTGGAATGCCCGGTCCCATGAAGGATGACAAGGGCAAGCCAACTCGCAAAGCATTGTCATTGAAAGCGTGGAACTGCTGACATGGCAAAGGCAAAAAGCAAGGTAAACGCAGCCGGGAACTACACCAAGCCTGAGATGCGTAAGCGACTGTTCAACCAGATCAAGGGTTCCGCAGTCCAAGGCACAGCATCAGGTCAGTGGTCCGCTCGTAAGGCGCAGTTGCTTGCCAAGAAGTACAAGGAAGCCGGAGGCGGCTACAAGAACTGATGGCTATGCGGGTCAAAAAGGATGCGATTGGACAGGCCATCAAACAGTCCTACAAGAATGGCAAGGGAAAGTCTTGCCCTGTGGCGACGATGGATGTCCATGTCAACCTGAAGAATCGCAACCACGCCATCAAGGAATACGGCTACGGCCCACTGAATCCTGATGAGCCTTCAGATAAGTTCTGGAAGGCCAAGGCGAAGATGTGGGCGGTGGATGTCGATGAGGCTCAGAAGTCCCGTTGTGGGAACTGCGCGGCATTCATCCAGACCAAGCAGATGCTGGATTGCATCTCCAAGGGAATGGAAGCCGGTGACAAGCCTCATAAGGATTACTCGATGGATGTCATCGAGGCAAGCAATTTGGGGTACTGCGAACTCTTCCATTTCAAGTGTGCTGGTGCGCGTACTTGCGATGCTTGGATCGTAGGTGGGCCGATCAGATGAAAGCGACACAGCGTTCATTGAAGGCTTGGACTGAGCAGAAATGGAGGACGAAGAGTGGAAAACCGAGTAGTGAAACTGGTGAAAGATATCTACCAGAGGCTGCGATCAAGGCTCTCTCGCCTTCGGAATATGCCCGTACCACCGCCGCCAAGCGTAAGGGTAAAGCCCAAGGCAAGCAGTTCGTCTCGCAACCGAAAGCCGTTGCAGAAAAAGTAAAACCATTCAGACAACGAGGTAAATGACATGGCTATGTCTCGTGCCAATATGAGCCAGCAGGTTTCCAAACCGGGCGGTCTTGGCAAGGTCAAGAAGGTGATGCGGGAGTTCAAAGAGGGAACACTGCATTCTGGCAAGAAGGGTCCGGTTGTCCGGAACCCGAAACAGGCTGTGGCTATCGCCCTTTCTGAGGCTGGCATGAGCAAGCCTGAGAGAAAGGCAATGGGCGGAAGCATTGATGGCTGCGCTATGCGCGGGAGGACACGGGCATGAAAGGCAAAGGACCGATGATGATCGTTGCAATCGGCGCTGGTAAGAAGCGCGACGACGATGATATGGAATACATGATGGAGGAAGAGGACATGAAGAAAGGTGGAATGATGGGTTACGCCGCAGGCGGTAGCCTCAAGATGGTCGATAAGGGCGGCTCCAAGGTTCCGTTCTTCGCGGCTGATGGCAAGGGCAAGATGATGGGTGGCGGCATGACTTACGCCAAGGGCGGCATGACTGGTCGCGACGGCTGCGCTATCAAGGGCAAGACGAAGGGCCGGATGGTCTGATGCCTACCAGCGGTACCGCAGTTTTCAACCCTGAGTTTCGGGAACTCGTAGAAGAGGCTTTCGAACGGGCGGGTTTGGAGTTGCGTACCGGCTATGACCTTCAGACTGCCCGTCGCTCCATGAACTTCATGGCGCTTGAATGGGCAAACCGGGGCATCAACCTCTGGACGGTGGAACAAGGTTCGCAGGTACTGACACCCGGAACCTTCACCTACACCATGCCTGCTGACACCATTGATCTCATCGAGCATCAATTGCGTACAGATGCAGGCAGCACCTCTGGTCAGACGGACTACACCCTGTCCCGTATCTCAGTATCGGACTATGCCCAGTTGAGCAACAAACTCACTCAGGGCATGCCGCTACAGATCTATGTGGACCGTCAGAGAGCCGCGCCAGTGGTGTATCTGTGGCCTGTTCCAGATAACACCCAGACCTACACCCTCGTGTACTGGAAGATGCGCCGGATTCAGGATGTCGGAACCGGTGGTGCCAATACCATCGACATCCCTGCGCGATTCCTCCCCTGCCTTGTGGCTGGGCTTGCCTACTATGTCGCCATGAAGAGACCTGATGCGGCTGACAGGCTGTCGTTCCTCAAGCAGGAATATGAGGTTCAGTGGGACTTGGCGGCAGGAGAAGACCGGGAAAAGGCTTCTGTACGGTTTGTCCCCATGAACGGGTACATTGGTAGGAATGTTTAAATGGGCAAGCCGTTCTCATCAGGCAAGAACGCATTCGGGTTCTGCGACCGCTGCGGACAGCGGTATGACTTGCACGATCTGAATCAGCAGTATGAGAACCTGTTGCCCATAGGCATCCGGGTCTGCTTCGAATGCATGGATGTTGATCACCCCCAGTTGCAGTTGGGTCGTGTCCCCATGGATGACCCTCAGGCGCTGCGTAATGCCCGTCCTGACAACACCTTCTTTGCCCCCGGCAACCAAGGCGCGAACGGTAGCCGGATGATCCAGTGGGGTTTCAACCCTATTGGAGGGGCGCAGGCGTATGACACAGACCTCACACCCAATGATCTCATCTCGACCGGGTTCGTCGGAACCGTCACGGTGGCTGTGACATGAACTACACGCAACTCGTAGATCTGGTTAAACAGTACACGCAGAACGAGGAAACTTCGTTCGTTGCGAACATCCCTGTCTTCGTGCAGTTGGCGGAAGAGCGTATCTACAACGCGGTCTTCATACCTGCCATCCGCAAGAATCAGATCGGCACCCTTACCCCCAACAACAAGTACCTGACCCTCCCCGGAGATTGGTTGGCAAACTTCTCGTTGGCAGTCATCACCCCTACCACGAACGCTCAGTCGTTCCTGATCGATAAGGATGTGAACTTCATCCGTGAGTGTTACCCGGACCCCGATGACAGCGGAGTCCCCAAGTACTACGGCATCTTTGACAAGAACACGCTGATCCTTGGTCCCACCCCGGACAGCAACTATCAGGTCGAACTGCATTACTACTACTATCCGGAATCCATCGTCACCGCTACCACCTCGTGGCTGGGTGACAACTTCGAAACCGTCCTTCTGTACGGAACCCTGAGAGAGGCTTACCTCTACATGAAGGGTGAACAGGACATCATCACCTACTACGAACAGAAGTATCAGGAATCGTTGGGTCTCCTGAAACTCCTTGGCGAAGGTAAGGATCGTCGTGATGCCTTCCGGTCTGGCCTCAATAGGATTCCGGTCACATGATCTTTCAGACACAGACCGTCAGTTTCCGCGAGGAGTTGCTCAAGGGTATCCACGACCTACAGACGGACACCATCAAGTTCGCGCTCTATACCAGCATTGCGACTCTGAACGAGGACACAACGGTATACAGCACCACCAACGAGGTGGTCGGATCTGGTTACAGCGCAGGGGGTGTGGTGCTGACGGGAGTCACCATCAACAACTCCAACGGTGTCGTGTATGTCAATTTCAACAACGCTGCGTGGAACCCGGCGAGTTTCACCTCTGCCGGTGGATTGATCTACAACTTCAGCAAAGCGAACCGTTCCATCGCTGTAATCAGTTTCGGAAACGACAAAACAGCAACCAATACATTCACTGTGCAGATGCCCACCAACACCTACACCTCGGCACTACTGCGTTTCAATTAGGAGAATCACATGTTCATCAACAAGGCCAAGTCCTTTGACAATGTCGGTGCCGATGTCGCAAAGGGCGGCGGTGCAAACGCTCGTCTCAAGGGAGGCGGCATCTTCACGGTCCGTTGCCGTGACAAGGAAGGCAACCTGAAGTGGGAGCAGAAGTCCCACAACCTCGTGGTCAATGTCGGTCTTGCCGATATGAACACCAAGTACTTCAAGGGTTCCGGGTACACCGCTGCGTGGTATATCGGTATCTACGGGCCTGCCTCTTCGAACAGCCCGTCTTCGACCGACACCATGGCAAGCCATGCCGGTTGGACTGAGGTGACGGCTTACAGCAACGCGACCCGTCCTGCTGCGACCTTTGGCGCTGCCACCACGGCAGATCCTTCGGTTATCGCGAACTCTGCTTCTCCGGCACAGTTTCTGGTCAACGCTTCTGCCAATGTCGGTGGTGCGTTCCTGACCACTGGAGACGGCAAAGGCGGTTCGTCCGGAACCTTGTTCTCTGCCTCTGACTTCGCAGCCCCCGGAGATCGCACAGTCCAAAACGGCGATGTCCTGTCTGTCACCTACACCTTCAGCCTCGACGCTGCATAAGGAGTTTAAACATGGCTAAGTTTGCAAAGGGCGAGAAGGTCAAGTTGGTAGTGGTTGTTCCCGAAGGCCCGGTAGAGAAGTTCATGATGACCGAAGATGGTGTGATCATGTGTCTTATCTCTTGGGTCGATGTGAACGGTCAGAACCAGTCCCGTTGGTTTCCGGAAGACGAACTCGTCAAGGCGTAGTCTGTGGCTGAGGGCGGCTGGGGATCAGGCACTTGGGGTCAAGCAGGTTGGGGGATGTCGGTCTATGACCGTTCCTCTGAAGACACTGCTGTCGCCAACGATGCCAATACCGGTGCCGGAACGCAGTTCAATGCGCCGGTCACGGAATCCTCTGTTGCCTCAGACACCGTCTCGTCTATCTACAGTCTAGGCTCCAGCGTCTCTGAGACGGCTACAGGGGCGGACTCTGTACTGGCTAATGCCGACTTCAAGACCATGGTCAGCGAGGCTGCAATAGCCTCTGACGCGGTCCTATCCACCCCTGATTACAAGACCATGGTGGATGAGTCGGCGGTGGCCTCTGATGCGGTTCTGGCAGGTCAGAACTTCAACTCACAGGCATCTGAGACGGCGACAGCACAGGATGCTACGGCTTCTGTGTTCTCATTCCCGGTGGTCATAAACGAGTCTGTGACGGCTTCTGATGACCCCTCGTCCTTGGTCGCCCTTGGCAGCAGCGTCTCTGAGACAGCCTCTGCGTCTGACATAGATGCGGGATTGGTTGACTTCAAGGCCATGATCAACGAGATCCTGAGCGCGGTTGATATCGCCTCAGGCGGGGTGACCTTCGAAGCGGATGTGTCTGAGTCCATAACCGTCTCGGATATCACCTCAGGGGCGTATCTCTGGAATCCAGTTGATGACGACCAGACCGCAAACTGGCAGAATTTAAACGACGACCAGACACCGGGATGGTCCGATGTCGATGACTCGCAAACAACGACTTGGGCTAACATCCCCACGGTGAATTAGGAGTTTAAACATGGCTAGTACATTCAGCACCAACCTTGCTATCGAACTCATCGGTACTGGCGACCAAGCCGGTACTTGGGGTACGACCACCAATTCCAACCTCGGTACTCTTATCGAGCAAGCCATCTCTGGCTATGTGACTCAGGCGGTTGCAACTGGCACTGACACGACGATCACCATCCCAAATGGTTCGACCGGCGTTGCCCGGAACATGTACATCGAGTTGACCGGTACGGGTGGTACCAACACCAACCTGATCGTCCCTGCCAATAAGAAACTCTACTTCATCTTCAACAACTCGACCGGCGCTGTGACGGTGAAGGTGTCGGGTCAGACTGGTGTATCGGTACCGACTGGCAAGAAGATGGTCCTTGTCTCAAACGGCACGGACATCGTCAACGGTTTGAACTACATCGCTGACTTCGGAACCAACAGTTTCTCTGTCACGAACCTGACCGCTTCCAGTGCCACGATCACCAACCTGATTGCGACCTCTGGATCCATCACGAACCTTGTCTCGTCGGATGCTTCAGCCACTGTGCTTCGCGCAGGTTCCGCCACCCTTACCCACCTGTCAGCGACCTCTGCCAGCATCACCAATCTAACGCTGACCAGCCTTGTCATCAGCAATCTGAGCATTGCCTCAGCCAACATCACTACGCTCACGGGATCTACGCAGACCCTCTCCGGCAACCTCACGCTCAACGGCGGCACCGCCAACGGCGTGTTGTTCTTGAACGGCAGCAAGGTGGCGACGAGTGGGAGTGGACTGACTTATAACGGCAGCACTTTTGTTGCGGCAGGCAATGTCAAGGTTGGGTCGGGTGCTGCATCTAATTCTGCTCCGTTGATGGTCAACACTGCTAACGGAACCGCTGCAAACATTCAGTTGTTTCAAGATTCGCAAGAATCTTGGACTATGGGCATTCCGGCTAGCAGCACAGCGTTGACTTGGGCTAATTCTGGCACCGAACAAATGCGCCTCACCTCGACGGGCCTCGGCATCGGGACGAGTTCGCCTGCTGCAAAACTTGATGTAACCGGAACCTTTAACGGCACACAGGCTGTTTTCGGTAATACCTCTGGTCGTGGCTTATTGATTGGCACGGCGCTCAACGGTGGCGTAAACGAAGGCTCGTCGGTGCTTAATTCGCGTGGCGCGGGTAACGGTCAGTTCCTGTTCCAAACGGACGGGACTACGCGGATGACCTTGACCGACACCGGCAACCTCGGCATCGGGACAACCACTACTCGCGGCGACCTTGATGTTGGCACGGTGACTGCAAGTGCGATCACAAAGTCGATCCATCTCGGCTATTCCGCTGCAGATTTCTACGGCTTTCGACTTGCCAACACTAATACTGCTGCTTCTTTTGGAGCAGGCAACTTCTTAATTCAGCGCGGCACAACCAGTGCTTGGGTTGATGATTTTGCCATTGACAACAACGGCAATGTTGGCATCGGGACGAGTTCGCCCATCACCAAACTAGATGTCCGCAGCGATGCGGCGGTGGTCACCACTTCGGGCTATTCCAGTCTGCACTTTAACGCGCTGCCTGCTAGTGCTACCGCTCGCGCTGCGACCATTCGCAAGAACTACGACTCGCCGTTCGACTTCAACATCTACGCCTCGACTGGCACCTCGGGCAACTCGGCGGCAACCATCTTTTACCGCGACATCACAAACGAGTCTATGCGCCTCGACTCCTCCGGCAACCTCCAACTTGGCGGAACAACCAACAAAACGACTGGTGTTAGCGGAAGTGGGTCTGGCTTTACAGTTCAGGCATCTGGCGCACCAACCGTTTCAATTTGGGATACAACTGATACAAGTTATTACACGAACTTCACTCAAGTAAACGAAGTTTCGTACATCTGGAACATCGCCAATGGTGCAATGGCTTTTGGCACCAACAACACCGAACGCGCCCGCATCACGAGCGGTGGAGTGCTTTGTGTAGGAACCACTGCTACTAATAGTGCTGACTGTGTTTCGCTTAGTTCCTCATCAATCAGCGACACCAATTCTGGTTTGCTTACTGTAAGAAGCCAAAAAAGTGGAGACGCAGCAGATTGCCTTGCTTCTTTTGTTAAATTTTCTAATACAAATACAACTTCACAAATTTTTATTAGATTTGGGGTAGACCAATATAACAATGGCTCTGGGCAAATTACTGCAAACGGGGCAGGCCAAGCAGCATTTGGTGCATTTTCTGATAGCCGCTTAAAAGAAAACATTGCTGAACTTCCGTCGCAATGGGGCAGCATTAAGGCGCTGCGACCTGTTGAGTTTGACTACATTAAGTCCGAAGGCGGTGGGCATCAGATTGGTTTTATTGCTCAAGAATTTGAAGAAGTGTATCCCGACGCCGTTGGCGAACGCGCTGATGGGATGAAAACGCTGACTGGCTGGAGCAAAACAGATGCTCGTTTAACCAAAGCCCTGCAAGAAGCAATGGCTCGTATCGAACAACTTGAGGCGAAGTTCGCCGCATTGGAGAGCAAATGAGGGCTGGCCCAAGAGCAGCGGCTAAAGCAAAAGGCGAAAGGTTTTTCGTAGGAAAGCCGTGCGCTCGTTGTTCTGGCGAAAAGCGATATGTCGTCAATGGCGATTGCGTTTCGTGTTCAGCATCCAAAAACAAAAAGTGGATGACTGAAAACAAGGTTGCTCGCAAGCAATACGAAAAGCAATACAAGGCTGACAATGCGGAGCGCATTAAAGAATGGCAGAAAACCGAACAAGGAAGAGCCGTTCGTAAGCGCATTTCGCAAAAGACTGTTGGAAAGGGCAAGGCATCATGGATTGCAATGATGGGTCGCATGAGAGCATGGAACCGCATTGCAAAGTGGGATGATGAATTGACCAATTTTGCTTGTCGTGAGGCACACGAACTTGCCCGTATGAGAGATAAATGCACGGGAATTAAATGGAGTGTTGACCACATTGTTCCGCTAAAGGGAAAACGAGTATCAGGACTGCACACATGGAATAACTTGCAAGTTATTCCGTTGCAGAGTAATAGGCTTAAAAGCGCAAAGTTTGAGGTTTAATCATGGCTACTGTAATTAACTGGTCTGTCAGTCAACTTGATTGTGTCCCGCAAGCCCCCGAAGGCACGGATTATGTGATTTGTTGCCACTGGCAATGCACGGGCGTGGATGGCGTGTACTCAGGGCAGGTCTACTCGACCACCTCGTTTGCCGTCGTGCAGGGCGAAGCCTTCACCCCCTATGCTGACCTCACGCTCGACCAAGTGCTCGGCTGGGTCTGGGCCAACGGCGTGGATAAGGACGCTACAGAGGCTGCGGTGGAGGGCCAGATTGAGGCCCAGAAGAACCCGCCGGTCGTCTCGCCGCCGCTGCCGTGGAGCGTCTGATGGAAGCCAAACTTGAAGTGACTTTGGAAGAAGCCGTCGCCATCGTGAACCTGCTGGGTTCGCTCCCGACGAGCCAAGGCGGGTATCCGCTCTGGGCGAAGTTGAAAGCGCAGGTGGAGGCGCAGGTGCCGAAGGACGGGGAGCCGTGACCACCGTGCAAGATTTGGAGGTGACTGTGACGAGTCACATCGATGTTTGCGCCGTGCGCTACGAAGCCATTAACGCTCGTCTTAAGCGTCTGGAGCGCACCGTGGTGTCGGTGGGCGGCACCATCATCGTCATCCTGCTGACCGCGTTTGGCACGGTGACGATGATGTTCTTGGAGTCTATTAAGTGACGAAAGAGGGGGCCAGTTCTGTGAACTTCGGCGAGATAATGAAGATGCTGGTTCCCGTCCTTATTGCCTGCATCGCATGGCTCTTGGGGCAGGTCACATCCTTCAGCACTCGGCTGACCAAGATTGAGGGTCAGATGCCTGCGCTTATCACGCCGGAGGGTGTGCCGACCGACAGCCCCATCTCGGCAGAGCGCCGCCAGCGTCAGAAGGAAGAACTGCTCGAC